CTGCTGCTCTTCTTACTGCTGCTTTAATAGATCCACCAGCACTTCTAGCAGCTTTAAAGCCTGATGTCATGAGACCTGCTACTTTAGTTGATGCAGCTGCAGCTGCGATTGGAGCAGCTATACGCGTAGCTGTACCAGATACCGCGGAGGTTGCTCGTCCCATCCAGGATGGTGTTGGGGCTTTTGCAAATTGACCACCTTTGCCAGACCCTGCAGCATAACGATACCCTGTTGGAGATGTAGCAGACCTAACCATATTCGGACGCGGTGTACCACGTGGCCCACGTCTACCCCTCGACATACCCATCGGGAGGCCACCCATGCCGCCACCACCTGATAAACCATCGACGGTTTCAGATAGCTCGTCAATTTTCTCAATAAGAGCTGATACAGATGTATCAAGTGGCCCTAGATTACTGCCGTTACCTGTTTCAGGTAACTCCGGTACAATAGGCGCTTTATTTTCAAGTTGTTGCTCTTTTGCAATGCGCTTAGCTTGGCTGATCTGATTAAGAATAGCTTCTTGCTGTTCTTTAGTATATACACCAATCTTATTAGCTGTTTTAACCAGATCTTTTAATTGTGTTGTAATAGTAGTTAATGTCGGATTTGTTTCTTTACTAACACGTTCAGGCTTTACCATTGTAGGTAAAGGAGTATTATCAACCCCGCCGCCTGATACACCAGCCCCCAATGCTGTTCCAAACATACCTAGTTTAGATTTTTTATCGTTGCTGAAATCTATATCAAAGAACCCAGAGATAAAATCAATCAGCATTGAAGCAGCAGTAGACGCTGCGCTACCACCCAACCCACTACTACTGCGGCGGTTTCTTGTAATTCTTTTACGTAACTGACCTATACGCGCCGCTGTTGGCGGTAGTTTAGGTAAACGAGGGGCTGCCAATTACATTACACCTTTTTCTGCTTCTTTTTTATCGTTCATATATGTTATAAGCATTTCAACGAAAATATCACGTTCATAAGGTATTAAATCTTCTACATCACTTATTGAATACTTATGATGCTGAGCCAACGCGAACAATGTTGTATAATAGTTTGCTAACGTATTGTGGCTCAGCCCCAGGTAAAAAAATCATTTAGCGTTGTGAGTTCAATTACTCTATCATTACCAAGTGAATTAGTATATTCAATCTTATAATACATCTGCGGTAGATTGTCAAAGAAGGCACGAATTTTATTGAATGTCTCAATATCAAGACTATCAATCCATTCAGTTAGTTCTTCAGATGTATAATCACTTGCAGGATATACGTTTTCATTATCGTAGATAGAATCCACACAATTGCGAATTAGATACTCAACAATATCACCAGCGCTTGCATCAGTTGGTGCATCATCGATAATATCTACTGTAGGGAATTTCATCTTAATACCAATGGTATCATTTACAGCAATAGTATTAGGTGCTTCAGCATTTTGAAGCATCTCTACAACATCAAGATCGATTTCAAAATCGTAAACCTTATCGTCTTCATTATCACGATAAGAGACTTCAATAACGTTATTAATAGATCTTGCGCGTAGCTTTAAGAATAGATATTCAAGATCAAACGTTGCAAGTTTGTCGATGTCAAAATTTGGCTCCTGGCAACAGTTATTAATAACCTGCTTAATAGCCAATATAATATTCTTTTCATTGCGATCTGTTTGCGCCATGAGTAGAATTTTCTCTTCTTTGACCGTGAAAGGTCTAAACTTTAAGTCCTTCTTAAGCGAAGGTACTGGAATTTCCACAAGGGGTTTATCAATTTTAGGTAGCATCATTTATTCTCCTTAAGCATTTTGAATATTATTTCTGGGGGTACCCGGTCTTGTATTAGGTATATCTTCAGGGCGAAGCAAGACTACACCTTCTATTGTTTTATCATTTTTACCTGTTTCAATAGGGCCATTATCATTAAAGTCCGCATAGTTAACTGTGAAGTCAGTATATGCAAACGGTATATTTAATCTAAGTACATCACCCTCGTTCCAGTTCATACTCATTTGTGGGAGGGCCATTGGAAAGGTATTATATGCTTCGAAAATCATTACACGGGCATCAACCGTATTAAACACTCTGAGGGTCAAGGTGGCAGCATATTTATCGCGATATCCCACCTCATATGCCTGTGCTTTAGTTGATGGGCTCTTTGTCGACGGCTTGTCTAATACACTTGCGCCATAACCTTCGAAGTTAACAATACTACCTACCCAATCATAAAACATTTTATGTATTTGTGAACCAGCGTCTACCATAAACGTTAATGTTAAGTCCTCAAACATTGGGTTGTATGGATGTTTTTCGGCAGGTCCATAACCGAGTCTTGGAGGTCCATCAGCTGATGCAAAAGATACCCCTGGTAGAGTAGCACTATCACAGCGCAGGGTAAGCAGGTTACCATCTAGAGCCTTGGACTTGCTCATATAACTATCGTTTAGAAAACCAAACTGAGCTTCGAATCTATTATTTTTAAGTACGCCTTTATTATTAATACTTGACGTAAAACGTTTTATATCCATTATTTGTTTTCCGATACGAGTTTTCTAGTTTCAGCCCAAACCTGAGACTTCGATGCTTTAGAGAAACGCTCTAATGGCAAGAACAACGCAATATCCCACTCAGAAGGATAAACATAAACGAATTTAGATTGCATCTGACTAAACAGATATTGCTTAATACAAGGCTTAAAATATCTAAACTTTGATGCAGAGTTTAGTACCTGATAGCTGAGACGAAGTTTTGTTGACTCATCATATCTATTATTATTTGTAACATCGTATAAACCATCCATGAGTGTTGCTCTATATGGGAGCGGTAAATAATGAAGGTTAATACCCCAAAATCTATCTGATACAACCTTCCATGGAAATATTAAAGGAAAGCGGTCATAGTATGGTAACGTATCTTTGGTCTTCGGGTCATACAAATACATGTACATTTCACCCGGCTTAGGTTGTATCCTTAGACGGCCCTGTTCACCATTAACGAATCGCTTTTCGTTTATTCTAGGACCTTCACGTCCATACTCTTGAGCACGCGTGCGATACCATTCACGTGCTTTTTGCGTCCGCGAAGGTACCTGCCCTGAACGGACACCTGATGTTAAAATCTCGTCAAATACGCCAGCCATTAAAATGTAAGCCCTAATTCTTTCTCAGTAATTAACACAAAATTCCAACCTTTATCCTTACAATATTCTCTCGCTACATTCCATTTAGCTGAGTTGATACCCCATGTCATTACTTCATTCAGGTATCGCCTGTTAGGCTTACCTTCTATAATAGCAGGTGGTTTAGTCTGATTATAAGGTTTAACTTCAATCAGATCTTGAACGATTTTACCCGATCTATCTTTCTTCTTTACCCAGAAGTCTGGAAAATATCTATGTACTTTACCATCAACAGGAGAACGATATCTCAGTATTATCTCTTCGCTCGACCACTCTAACACATCAGGATGTGAATCGAATTTTTGCATTACCATTAATTCCCACCTTGATCTATAAACAATCTTGGTAGGATCACCTTTGTATTTATGAGGGTTATGCGCCCTGAAAACACCCTTATAAGTCATTGTTCGTATAAACTCGTATAAATAGATCGATGCGTTATATTTATCAAGGATTTTTCAATGGCTTTTAATGTTAGCGATTATGTTAAAGCAGCTAGTAAACCATTCACAAAAAGAATAACAGATCCAGTTGTAAGCAACGCCGCGCGCGGTCATAATTCTGGTGCATCTTTAATAGCTCAAACAACTGCTGATAATCTTTTGTCAACCGCTGGTGCATCTATGGACAATATTGTAGCTACATCAAATATTACAACGGACAATGCTATGTCAGCGGTAGGTGATGCTTTCTATGCAATTGCAGGTATTAACCCTACTCGCGCAACAAGAGCTAATCTCACAAAGAGCCGTTTTGGTCGTATGTCTACAAATGAGTTTCTTAATGCATCAGACCCTGCAACCCGTATCGGTGCTACTATTAAAGATGGCGCCGTTGAAATTATTTCGGTGGTGTAATAGATGGTTGACCCTCAAGATCTTCCTGGTAAAGGCGCTTATTATACAAGGCTCACTTTAAGCCCTTATAACAGAGGTGATGCGTTTGAATTATCTAACTTAACACCTAATTTCATTCTCAATTTACCGCTACCAACTGAGTTAAGAGATGATACAACTGTGGGTTATACTAATGTCAACTTAGAAACTGTCGGTGATATTCTTGCTGGTCGCAAAAACGCAATGACAGGTGCTGTCACACGTAATGCTGGGCAGCTTATTTCAAGTGGGTTGTCTGCTACATCAAAAGGCTTCGGTGGTATGCTCGAAGGCCGCGGAGCGGCTTTAGGGTTACTGAATAACGCACAAGAGTCGTTAATTGGTGCTGTACAGTCCCTGTTGCCCCCTGAGCAAATTAATTCTGCAATACAGCAGCAAAACGGCGTAGCGCCAAATCCTAATCCATCAGTGCAGTTCCAAGGACCTGTGCTAAGAGATTTTACCTTATCCTGGGCGTTTTATCCTAAGAACTCGGATGAATCGGATGTAATAGATAAGGTTATCCGTAAACTAAAAGCACGTGCCTTGCCTTCTTTAGACGCGGGCGGTGGTGCTATATTAAAATATCCACATATTTGCCAACTCAATTTCTTCCCATGGGATGAAGAAGCTGGATCTCATCCTAACGGTTGGTCAGATAAAAGTATTATTAAGATTAAAAAATGTTTTATGTCTGGTGTTAATGTTAACTATAATGCTTTCGGCACACCAGGCTTTTTTGAAGGTACAAAGCTCCCTATATCATATCAGCTTACTATTTCATTCAAAGAAATAGATTATTTACTATCCGGTCATTGGGATAGTACAGCGGCAGGTGAACGCGTTAACGCAAACACTGCTTTTAATTCTGCAACTGCTATATTTGGCGATGGTGGCCCTGCAAAGTTAGTTCTTAGTGCAGGGTTTGGTATCTTATCAGAGTTTGCTACAGTTGCAGGCGATTTTATTACCGGTAATTATACATCGAACGGTGGTGCTGCTGCTGAGAATGCTGATATAGGTACAACTGCAGCTGCAGCTCTTAAACCTGGTGATACTAATTCAAAGGTTACTATTAGTACTAGCGACACAGGTTTTTTGAGCTATCTACCAGGTGGTGTAATTGCCCGTGGCGCAGGGCAATGGAGTTATAGTAGAAATGCAGCGGGCGAATATGTTTTAGTATTCGATCAAAATGATTCAACAAACTTTAGAACGGGGCTTACAACGGAATACCCACCGGAGACCGTAGGAACTTTTAAAACAAATAAAGAGCTTCAAGCATACCTTGTGTCTCAAGAAGTTTATGTACATCAAACTACTACATCTGCACAACCTGCAGTTGCAGCAGCTGCACCCGAGTAAAAGATATGAACTTTTTTAATAAACTACCTACTATCACATATGACGGTAAAATGGCACGTAATATTATGTCACGCGCGAAGCTGAGTGATGCCACAAAGAATAGTAACCAGCTCTTTTTCCCGTATACAAATAGCGGTGAAGTACGTGCTGACACTCTTTCGCATCAATATTATAAAAGCGCAGGCTATTCATGGCTTATCTGGTTTGCAAACGAAGTAATTGATCCGTACTATGACATGGCATTAAATGCATATGATTTTGATCAATTTATTATTAACAAATATGGTTCAATTGAAAAAGCACAACGTAAGATATCTCACTATAAGTTAAACTGGGAAACAAATGAAGCTTTTATACCTGTAGCTACGTATGATCAATTACAAAATAAAACAAAGAAATATTGGGAACCAGCGCTTGATTATAATCTTAATGTAAAAGGTTATATGAGAAAGAAAGATAATCAGTCTCTTAATACAAATAGAGTCGGTTCAATTGACTTTAGTAATGCAACAGGTGCGTTTATACAAGGCGAAGAAATACAGCAACAAAGTGATGCTACCATATATGGTTTCTGCACATATGCAGATAATTCAACATTAACTGTACAGCATTTACAAAGATCGTTTGTAGTTGATACTATTATTGTTGGTAAAGAATCAGGAACACAGGCTACAATTGTATCTGTAAATAACTTTTTAGCAACAACAGCAGCGTATACCAATTCGACTTATTGGACCCTCGTTACATATTACGATTATGAATATAATTTAAATGAAAATAAGAAACAGATCATTCTTATGGATGCTATGCAAGCCCCGCGTGCAGAACAAGAGCTAATAAGAGTTATGGATAAACAATAATGGTTGACATTAATGGTCTATACCAAGCATTTCAGTCAGGTTGGCCTGCGAAAATGGCTGTTACTAATCCTGCTAAAATTGTAGGTAATGATTTTGTTAATGGCGGTGTTAATATTAAACAATTAGCCATTTATAAACCTGAACGTACTTTTGATCTCATGAGCCAGGTAACGGAAATACACATCTATGAAAGTATAGTATCACCTGTTATATATTGCAATATGACTATTGCTGACGCTATTAACTTACAAGAAGATTTTAAAATTAATGAACAATCTATTGTTGTAGTTGAGTTTCAGACCCCAGGCGCTGCTTATACCAATGAGCAATTCTTTCGAGTTAACCACATATATGATAAAAGAGATGTACCTGGGTTAACAATGAAGGTATATAATGTTGAATTAGTAAGTATTGAAGCTGTAGCTGCGCAAAACGTTCCCCCTGTAGGTATCGGTAGTTTAGCAGGGTTTAAACTTAACGATACGCCAGGAGATCTAATTAAAAAGATTGTAAAAGATTTCATTAATACACGCCCAGAAGTAAAAAGTATACGTAAGAGTGCTCGTAAGGAACAACGCTTAGATATCGATAGCGGCAGTGGTATTGTTGCTAAAAATGCTCTACAAACATCTGCGTTACCATCTAATAGAAAGCCATTTGAAGTTATTCATCAGCTAGCTAATATAGCAAATATATCCCCTGAAGGTGATTCTCTATATACCTTCTTTGAGCGTAAAGATGGGTATTATTTTAAACCTATTGAAAAACTTATAAGAGAAAAGAAAAAGCTTTTTCGTGATGATAAATCAGATGCTATCTTCTTCTATGATCATCTTCGTAACCAAAATCAGACAGCTGTTAAGTTTCGTAATATTCTAGCTTATAATATATCTTCTTCAGATAATTTAACTGAAGGAAGAGGTAATGGCGTTAATAGTCGAGCTGTAATAGTTAATCCGCAGACAGGGGAAAACTCTGAATCAGCGGCAGCTCCGATTGATAATAATTTAGGTGAACTTACATCTATACAAGCACTACGCTCTTTTGATGAAGTTACACATTTTGAGAATATAACAAGTACTGAGTATACACATCTTAAAGATGTACTTGTGAGACGTAGACAGCTGCTACTTAGAATATCTCAATATGAAGCTCAAATTCTTATCTATGGTGATTCTAATTTATCTGTTGGTGATATTATAGAATGCCAGTTCCCACGCTCTATAAGTACAAGTAGAGCAAGTTCTGACGCTCAAGGTGGTTCAGAACTATCAGCTGATAGTGGTTATTATCTCATTACACATCTACGACACATGATCTTAAACACAGATAGGCCTCAGCATATTATTTCATGTAATTTAATGCGCGCTGAGCCGGTAAGGAATTAATTATGGATGGATTAGTTTGGTGGCAGGGCCGCGTTGAAAATATTAACGACCCTGAGAAATCCGGTAAAGTACAGGTACAAATCTATAACTTTTACGAGCTCCCACCACAAGGGGGTACGCAAAAAGAAGATCTACCATGGTGCATACCAATTCTTCCTACCACATCTCCTTCGCTCAACGGTGTTGGAGACACTCCACAGTTTGTAGAAGGCTCAAGAGTATTAGGGTTCTTTGTTGATGGTAGACATGCCGGTCTTATTTCGAAGCCTTACATTATTGGTACGATGCCAATTTCTCCTCTGGATGAAAATAAGAATTCAATCTCATTTTTAGCTAGATGTAAAGATACTGTTGAAGAGCAAAAAGTATCACCTGTAGTACAAGATGCAACCTACAAAACAGAGTACCCATATAATAGAGTTATTCAATCACGTAAAGGCCATGTCATTGAGTTAGATGATACAGATGGTGGTGAGCGTATTCGTATCAGGCACGGGACTAATAAAGCTTATATTGAAATTGCACCGTCAGGGGCTGTTACCATATCGACAAGCGATAACATTATTGTAGCGGCAGGTGGAACTGCTGATATTCATGCCAAGGGAGAAGCTCTAATAAAAGCTGATGGCAATATTAAGATGAACTCTGATAAGAATATTGAACTATTAGCCCAGGGTGATATTATTATGTCAACTGCTGGTAGAATTTACAACCTTCCTGTATCTGGGTTTTCGGTTTCTTCAGGTACTGATTGTACCTTTGAAGCGCCTGGTGGTGTTGGTATAACAGAAGGGTCACTGCAGATCGCAGGGAGTTGTAGTGTAGGCTCCGGCTTTAACGGGCCGCTTATTGCAGGTGGTAAGAACCTTATGTTTATTAACGGTATTGCAACGGTAGGTAGCTAATGACTGGTATTAAAAGATTTATTTCTGAAGTAAACGGTACCATTGATCAAGATGTTAGTGGGCTGGTTGCTGGTGTAAAAGATCAATTCTCAAAAGAACAAATTAATAGTCTTGTAAAGCAATCTATTACAAAGGGTATTAAAAACTGTCAGCTAGAACGTGAAAAAAAAGCCGATGAAATACCAAGGCCAGGATCGAAACTTGCCAGCACAATTAATGATATTGTAAAAGATATTGAGTCTACTACTGATTGTAATAAACTACAAGCACATGTAAAGAAAGCCCTAGGTTGGGTTGAAGTACAAATTGAAGAAGCTACAAAAGAGATTCAAAAAAAGCTTGAAGAGACTCTAGGTCTTGTTAAGGTACCCCTTAATCCTTTTAAACTTCCAAAGTATATCGTTAAGCAGACGGTTGGTAGAGTGCTACCTGATCTAGAAGCTACTATTGACTTTATCAAAAGAACAGTAGAGCTTATTACGGCTCTTACACGCTTAATTGCTGCTGTTGAAAAGGTCCAAGATCGCTTAGAGGCATGTGTCTTCAGTACTATTAATTTAGTAACTAACTTTGCTCGTAATGAAATTGATGAAGCTATCAATGAATTAAAGATGTCTGTCTCGGATGCAATTGCTGATGCTATTTGCAGTGGATTGAAAGATGCAGGTATTAAAGCTAATGACCTTGATGATGTTTTTACTGCTATTAATACAATAAAAGATCTTAAGAAAAGTCTCGAAGTACTAAAAACTACTTCGATGGAAGCACTCGGTAATAATGTAAAGCAGATCGGCTCTAAGCAGGCAGATATTCAGACATTAACTGGTATTGCACCTGTACTGAATACTACATCTCTTGATAGTTTCCTAACATCGGTAGATACCCCTGAGTACACAGCATATGTAACCCAAGTTGCTGCTATTACTCAATTACCAGACCCGGTTAATCAAACACTTCCAGCTATAACAGGATCTGCAACAGTTGGAACAACCCTAGCATGCTCTAACGGTGTATGGACTGCAAATGGTGTAACTAATACATTCCCGCTTTCCTTCCAATGGATGAGACAGGGTCAAGAAATCTTTGGTGCAAATACTTATCAGTATATCCCTGTAATCGATGATGTTGACTACCCTGTATACTGCAGAGTACGTGCAGAAAATCAAGTAAGCATTGAAGAGGTATTTGCGGCTAATACAGCCCCTGTGGTGTTTGCTCTTGCAGGCAATAATGCACCTGTTATAACAGGAACAGCACAAGTTGGACAGACCCTCACATGTTCAGATGGTGTATGGCCGTTTACTACTACATCCGTTCAATACGAGTGGACTCGTGTTATAACTCCAGGGTCTAATGTACGCGTACAGTCGCTTTCCGGTAACAATATATATTATTGTAAAACAGCTGATATAGGTAGTTCTATTAAATGTAAAGTAGTAGCATCAGCATTTAGATATACACTTTCCGCTGAATCAGCTAACACACTAATAGTTATAGCTTAAGGTAAAGAAATGGCCATAGCAAGAGATAAGTTTGAAAAAGCAAGTACAAAGTTTCAGGTATATTCTGATTTTTTGAATGATCTGACACCGCATCCTGTTGTCAAAGATATTGTACGCTATACCAATGAAGCCGCTGTTAATAGATCTATTCGTAATTTACTGCTTACAGATCGAGGTGAGAGATTATATCAACCTGATATTGGCTCTGATATACGACAACTTCTATTTGAACCAATGATTGCATCTACGGGTGATCTCATTCGTAAATTTGTGCTAAACACTATTACAAACTATGAGCCAAGAGCAAAAGTACTGGATGTTACTGTATTAGCTTACGAAGAGAAAAATGCTTACGCAGTTACCGTTACATATATGATCATAAATAGACAAGACCCTGTACAGCTAACAGTAACCTTAGATAGAGTAAGATAATGGCAAACTCCAGTATTGTATTAACCAACCTTGATTTCGATACAATAAAATCAACGTTCAAATCTTATCTGCAATCGCAAGATAGATTTAACGACTATGATTTTGATGGCTCAAACATTAACGTTTTGCTAGATGTTCTTGCGTATAATACGTATCATAACGCATTCTATCTTAACATGGTTGGCAATGAAATGTTTCTGGACTCAGCGCAATTGCGTGATTCAGTTGTTTCACATGCTAAAGAGCTTAACTACGTACCGCAGTCATTTCGTTCAGCGCAGGCCAATGTTAATATTGGTATAGTATCAACTGATACTAATAAGAGATCTGTTGTTATACCAAAAGGTACTACATTCACATCGCGTCTATTAGATAAAAACTATACCTTCTCTGTTGATGAGAATATTATCATTAGTGATTATACCCTATCAGGTACATCAGTTTCATTC